AGAGTCAGGTGTTGGATAAAAAGTAATTGTAGTTTTATCAATAAATCTTTGTACAAAATATTGGTTAGGTGTTCCTTTAGATAATTTATTAGAAATAGCAGAATAAGTTGATCTATTAATTTTAGTCATCGCAGAATCTGTTTGAGAAGTAGATGTTCTACTTGTTCTATAAGTGGTTTCTAAAATATCTTCAACCCCATATACACCAGAAGGTGCAACAGTTACTGAGCTAGTTCCGTCGCCACTAGCTCTATAAAAAGTGTATTCTGCTTGTCCTTCAATTAAATCAATATTAGTTTCTGCAACTTCCCAATAATGTAAACCTCTATTAGCCCATTCTTGAAGCATAATATTCAAAGAACGCCTAGCAGAAGTTAAATGATATCCTGTAATATCTCTAAGACCTATTCTTTCGTACGCTTCTTCAAATATCTCATCAATATAGAACGTACTTTCAAAAGTAGTTGTACTAGAAGTTGCCATTAACTACCCCTTATGTATATTTTTTCTTTAGCTCTAAAATAATACTATAGTGATCTAAATTAGTATGACCTGAAGTTGTTAAATCAACATCACCATCAACACCAGATGCTTCTGTGTTTTTAAGTCCCCCAAAAGATCTAAAATCCATATGACCTTGAACATTACCTGCTGCTGCACTACCACCTAAAGCTAGTATATTAACATTAGAAGAAGCTGCCCATTCTAAAGAAACACGCATTCCTCCAATATCATACCAAATTTGTTGTATAGAAACTCTTGTGCAAGTTTCTCCTGCTTGATTAGTTGTTAATGCTGAAACATCTATCTTCTTAACTGAAGATTCGCCTGTTCCATCAGAAAGGTTTGTTAGTTTTATAACAGCTGTTTTGTCGCCGTCTGATAAAGTTTGACTTGTTACCGCGTCTGCCATTTTGTTTTTCCTCCGTTAGAGAGAGGGGGCAAAGCCCCCGCTCCACATAAAGTTATTTATATTAGTATACTGAATACTCTAGTTCTACTGTAAATCTACCAGCAGTAATATCAGCATTAACAGCTGTAGTAGAAAATGCATATAAGTATTTACTAGCTATCGCTGCCGTTACGTTTGGAACAAAGATGTGATAATTACCAGCAGTATCGTTAAAGTTAACATCAATCTCAGTAATAGATTGTGTAGCACTTAACTGCTCATTGAAAGATGTAACACCTGCTCCAACAATTTCAGTTCCAGAAGAAACAGCAGAGTTAGTAGCTGTTCCGCTTGTTGCACTTAGTGATAAACCACCAACAAGAGTTTGTCCTGCTGCAGTTGTTATACCAACTAATGCTCTGTGAATGAAAAATTTAGTACCTGTTACTAAATTAGCAGGTAGGTCTGTATTCAAAGTTCCTAATTCAACAAGAACATCTCCGTCGCCGTAAGCTGTTGTTGCAGCGTCAGTAGCAGCCAAGCTACCAACAAAGGTTTGTATTTTTCTAGATCCTAGTGAAATAAGTTGTCCAGTTGAATTAACTGAGAAACCTGTTTCTGTAAAAGCACCTGTAGATGAGTTTTTGTCTACGACATTAAAACCACCTTCAGATCTGACCGGACCGCTAAAAGTTGTATTAGCCATAATGATTGTCTCCTTTTCCGCCAACATAGTCCGAGATATTGTCTACTGCATGAGTCTATGCTGACTATTTTAATTATGCAGTGTTATGAATATACTCTTTTAAAATGGGAAATGCAAATAAAAAGGGCGGCCGAAGCCGCCCTCTAAATCGTTTAGTTAAAAACGCTTACGCGCCTGGTGAACCAAACAGACCACGCCAGTCAGACCAACCGAAGCTGTATCTTTCTCTGGCTTTGTATCTTACGTTACCAGTTTCGAAATCACCTTCCATAGCAGTTTTTAGAGCTGCTCTTTCAAAGTGTTTCATACCGTTAGGCACGTCAGTTTTAATGAAAAACGCATCTGTGTCAGAAAGGTAGTTATTAACCACATAACCTTGTGGAATCATACCTTTTGATTTAAGAGCGTTAAGATCATTATCAGCAGTACCAACTCGGTTTGCTGAGTTCATGATTCTTTCAGCTGTAAATTGTAGAGCAGAAGGAATAATTAATTTCATTCCTTTTGCAGCAATTTTAAAGCCTCTCTCATCTTTAATTGCACCTATGTCAATTAAAGCTTGCTCAAGTGAAGTTTCACTTAAGTCAGCAGACGTTGATAACTCATTTTTTTGGTCCCCTGCTCCAATAGTAGGGTGATCAGTAGCGCAAAGCTCCTTATCATCTCCACCAAGGAAAGAACTGCTAAATGCGTTATTTAAAACGTTAGCTGCTTTAATTTGCTTAGTGTTAGCCATAGAACGTGCTAGTGCTTTTGTATAACGAGTCGCGATTCTATCATACAGGTTATCCTCAACTGCTTCCTCAGTAATTGCGAAAGCGAGAGCGATTGTCTCGTGAGTATAACGTGCAGTGAAAGTTTCGTTTGCGTTATCAAACTCAACTGCAGCACCTTCAGCTTTAACTGAAGCGTTTCCAAAACCAGATAACATTACTTCTTCTTCAAAAGCTCTATCAGAGTTTTCTTTGTCGAAAATTTCTGTATGCTGGTTTTCGTAGTTTTTGTACTCAAGTCCGAACAAAGCATTCAGACCTGGCTCAAGCTCTTTAGCGAGCTGTTGTCTAGATATAGCCATATTATAATCCTCCTGCTATTATAGTTCTTCTTTGAATTGATGCTCATTCCAAATTACTATGTAATTCATGTGCTCAACACCAAGTTCATTGTTTTCAGGATCAGTACTAAAGCCAACGATTTTAACTTGTCCATCTGTTGCAGCTAAGTCACTCATGTCGAGTTCCATAAGAGATATTCCGCTACCTCCTGTAGTTCCCATGTTCACAAGATCAGCTACTTCATGACGGTCTGTTACATCACTGTTAGTTCCTGAGTCCCCTTGTATTTCAAACTTCATATACGGATCATCGTATACAAAAGCTCTTATGTGTCCAGTCGTTACATTCGTTTGAGTGTAATGATTCTGGAAGCTTGGTTTACCTGTTGTAGGATGGTCGTCAATTAAAACACCATTCAACACGCCAATGCAAGTTTCGTCACCAGCTGCTGCAATATCAACATAACCAGTATTACTAGCTTGTTGAATAATTGCATCACCTTGGTACATTGCAGAAGCTTCATTATCTGCAATAAAGTACTCATTGGTCATCATGTTTCCGGCTCCGCTTAACGTTCCTACAGGTCTCATACCAAATGCGGCGTCTATATTTGCCATATTGTTGTCCTCCTTAAAGGTTGTTAGCGGTGGTAGAAATTACTAAAAAATTAGTTTTTTTCTGAACCACCAAAAGTTACACGAGTCTGTCGATCTTGATTGATCGGCATACTTGGGTGCTGTTCCTTTAGAGGGTCGTTCTCTACTGATTGTTCACGATCTTGAGTCATTTGTTTAAAATATAACTCGCGTGATTTCGCGACCTCTTCTGGTATCCTAGCCAGCAATAGGCCACCAACCCCGATCACTCCTGCATAACGTCCTTCAGTTACTGATGGATATTCTTCACCCGGATATTCGTCAGCTCTCACTAACTCCCATCCAGATCTTATTTTGCCCGACATGTTTTTGGTGTCTTCTTGACCCATACTTTCGGCGCGTATCCATCTATGTCTGAACCCGTCTGGCGCAGGTGGTGCATCTAGTGATGATGGAGGAGTCCAAACTTTAGGCTTTTCTGTTTTTGCCCTAGTTGTACTCGCGCGGGAAGTTTTCTTTACTACTTTTTTTTCGTTTGTCATGCTTATACCTCCTTCGCGGCTAATTGTTTCGCATACTCTTCAAGTGGCACACCTAATCTTTTAGAAATTGCTACCTGTGAAGGTGTGAGTTTCACAGTTTTTCTGCGTCCTTTTGTGGCCGGACGTTTAGCACTTGCAACATTCTGAACAGGTTGTTCAGTTGTAGTTCCCTCATTATTACCAAATTTGTGTGGGAATTCAAGTCTTATTCTCTTATCTACTTCAGAATAATACTCATCTGGACTTGCATTAGGGTCAAAACCCTCTTCTACTAGCTTTTTGTGTATATCAAAAGCCGTATAAGTCATTGCAGTATCACTACCAAACCAACTATTTTTTGATGCCCAAGCATCTGCTCTAGGATCAGGTGGTGGTGTTGATTGTTTACCTGCTGCAAAATTTTGTCTAGGTGGTTCTTTTGTTTCTGGTAATTTAGATTGAGCTTCGTAAACTTCTTTTAATCTAGATAATCTAGCATGATCATTTGCTAATTCAGCTAATTCTAAATTAGCTTGTGTTTGAGCTTCAACATCACCAGAATTAATTGCACCTTGCAATTTAGCTTTTGCTGCTTCTAAGTTAGTTGTAACTCTTTTTTCAAACTCTTTAGTATAATTAGAATCTAAATTATTAAATCTACTTTTTAATTGTTGAGCTTGTTGATTAACGTTTTGTGCATACTGAATAGCTTCTTCTTTTTGACGTTCTGCTTCTCGCATACGTCTAGTAAGTTTTGCTATTCTTTTATTTACGCCTTCACTATATTCATCAAGTTCTTCTTTTTTAGTTTCAACAGGAGCTGGTTTTTCAGCTTCTATTTTTTCAACCTCAATTTTATCTTCTTGTTTTTCTTGTGGCTCCGATTGTGCATCAAGATCAATTTCTTGTTCTTGTTCGTCTGCATCACCGACGTCTATTCTTTGTTCTTCGTCTTGCATAGTTAATTCCTCCTATGAATTATATTGCGTGAATTACATCCTCAGGGTTTTCTATTGTCCCAAGAATTTCATCATCGTTTAACATTCTTATCTCACCACCTTCAATCTCCATGCGTGATCCTGCATATCTTGCAAAAACCACCCAATCTTTTTCCTTGCACCAAGCACCTGTAGGATACTTATCTTCATCTTTGTAACATAAATCACCCATCTTCAATACGTATCCAACTTGCGTTGCAACACGTGCGCGATCTAATGTTTCTTGTGCAATTATAATTCCGCCTTCTGTCTTTTCTTTAACTTGAAAAGGCATTACTAAAATACGCCAACCTGTAGGGTTAGGTAATTTATCTAAATTTGTTTTTTCTGGTGTTTCTTTAGCTTGTTTATCTTCAGCTTTATATTTATCTTCTAATGCGTGTGACGTTGTTTGGGTCATCTTTATCTGGCTCCTTTGGTTCTAGCAGGTTAGAGAGTTCCTGATTTACAATATCGATACCATGTATCTTACCTATTATATATTTATAATCTTCTATGCTGTCAACCCCTCCGTTTGCTAGAGTCTGGACTAGAGCGTCCATTTGACTTTGCATTGATTTTTTTATCTTGTAAATTACGCTTACCGGATCCATAGCTTCTGACATATTTTTTCTTTTTATCTCCTAATTGCTCCCAGAACACGTCAAGCGGATTCGTGGGTTTATCTTCTTCCCCCATTGTTTCCCCCAATGTAAAATTAAGTCAACTATTTTTTCTTGAAAATATCTGCGCCCTTGAGGCCGTATATACTAGCTACGACTCCGACAAAAAGAGTCTGGTACCAAAAAGGCAAATTATTAAACTGCTCAAAGAACATGTGCAATTTATCTTGTATGTTTGGATCATCACTAAAAACACTCCATATTAAAAGAATTACGGGTGCGCTTACGAGAATAAGAACGAATTCGTCCTTCCATCCTTTGTCGTTTGATTGTCTTACAACTTGTTGATATTCAACTTCACCGTTAGCCATTTTTTGTGCATGTAACATTGCAGCGTCTGACTCAAGCATTTTGCGCTGCTGCCTGTTTTTCATAATGTGTGTGCCAGCGCCGATTGCTAATTTGACTACGTCGAATATCATGTAATTATAATATGATGATTAAAATGATTGCAATAATAACAGCTCCGCCAATCAATTTTGTTTTGACAGACGTATCATCCCATTTGTCTATTATTTTTTCTCTTAAGTCTTGGATCATGTTGTCCTCCTCTTTTTATTTTTAAGCATTTTAAACTTATGTTTTACTTTTTCAATGTTTTTTTTATTTTGTTTTTTAGCAGTAGTTTTAGGAAGTTGTGCTCTTGAAATTGTCATTAAAACAAAGGCCCGCCACCTATTACATAACTAACTGCATAAGGTAAGTCATATATACCTGCTATTTTGTCTGCTGTTTCTTTTTGAGCAGGAGTAAATTCACTATATAAAGATTGATAGTCTATTTGATCTGCTGTGGAAGGTGTTTCTGTTGGACCTGTTAATTGTTCTGATGTTGTTACAGGTGGAGTGTATAAATCTTGTATTTTATTTTGTCTTGTGCTTTCAAAATCTGATTGATCCATTAAGTTACCAGAAATATATTGACCCATTTGTAAGTCAGTTAAATTACCTTGAATATTTTGTAAGTCTTGCATCATACCCGGATTAAAATTAGATACATTTGCCATATAATTCATTTGTTCCATTCCTGGAGGAGTTGAAGACATTTCCCAATTACTCATATCAGCTAAATTATATGGTCTATCTGTAGCAAGACCATACACTAACTCTAAGCCTTTAACTGGTAATGCCATACTTGCTATTCCCATTGGTCCTCCATAAGGTAACGACATGGCAGATTGTAAATAAGTTCCTGGATCTCTTAGTGCTGATAATATTTCTGCTCCACTTAAATTACTTGTATCATACGCAGACTCTAAAGCACTTGTCATACCACTTAATTTTGCTAGTGCTGCGTCTGTATCTATTTGACCAAAATCACCTTCATCGAACTCATCTCCAAACAATCCTTTTAAAAGTTGGTTTTGAAATCTAGGATGCATTGCCTCAATTTTAGTCATTATTTGTTGAGCAGGTGTTTGTGGAGCAAATAACCTTTGAAAAAAATTCTTTTTTTCTTCTGGTTCTGGTTT